TCAATAATATTGTAATATCATTTGTTACAGCGAGGTATTACAATGAAAAAACTTACTTATACCAATTTAGTGCCAACCGAAGACGGTAAAGCTTTCGTAGATCAGAACGGTAAGATATGGCAACCACTCAACTCAAAACAAAAAAGATTCTGTAAAGAGTATATTAAAGGACAAACAGCTACTGAATCAGCTATTAAAGCAGGCTATACAAAGGATAGAAAGGGTGCTAAGACGCAAGGCAGCGTATTACTCAATCATAACCCAGTCGTGCGAAACTACCTCATAGACTTGGAAATCGCAGCCTCAGAGAAGGAAGCAGTTTCCCTAGAGAATCACCTGTCCACTCTACACGACCTGCGAGAAGAAGCCAAGGACCAAGGACAGATATCCGCTGCCATAACCGCCGAAGTACATCGAGGCAAGGCTGGTGGACTCTACATCGACAGGAGAGAGATATTGACTGCAAAAATCGACCTGATGTCTAAAGACGACATACTCACTCGGCTCAAAGAATTGATTGCAAAAAAGACCGACAATGTTGTCGAAGGCGAGTTCACCAAGAAACACTGAGCGACGGAGCGATTGAGCGACTTTCGCACCTATCTTTTAGTGCTTTACTTTGGTACCAATCTCAGGCATAATTACTTTGTTATTTAGGCGGTTATAGGTTTAACCTCCGATTATCTAGAAAGGAGAAAGTTATGTCAAAGATAGATAAAAACTTCACCGCAGCGACTCAAAAGGGTTCTGCTAATTTTAACGCAGTTGTTACATTAGTAGCGACGCCTTCGGGTAAATTCCCAGCACAAGCAGGGAAAATTATCGAGGCTCTGCTTGCCGCTAAAGACTATTCGCTGACCGTTGGCGAGTTAGTTGGTAAAGATGGTTCGACTGAGTCTGCCCTCGAAAAAGCGGGATTGGTTACAGTCCAAACACCGATGGACATCTGGTCTCACTACAAAGCCAGACTCGTTAAAGAGGGTTTGATAACAATTAGCTAACTGCTGACTGTTTCCAAAAGGGCGGCTTCGGTCGCCCTTTTTTGTGCTCTACTCTAGTCTATCGCTCTAGTCTATCCGTCGCTCGCTCGCTCGCTCCGCCTCCTCTACCTCTACCTTCTACTCTATCGCTCTATCGCTCTATCGTTGTGTTTTCGTTCGTTCGTTCGCTCCAGGAAGCCAGGAAATTGAAATTGTTGAGATATTAACTAACTTAGTTAAGTTAATTAATTTAATATATAACTTAATATATAACTTAAATTAATTAATATTAGCTATTGACATTCAGCTAAATATCAGTATAGTTAACATTATGAATACAGAAAAAAAGGTTAGCACGCCTAAAGGTGCTGAGGTTAAAGCAACCAAGAAACAAAATGCTAAAGAAGTAAGAGAAGCTATTGCTAACATTGATAGTAAAAAAGCTCTTATTGATACTAACTTTGTAGCTAAGTCTGGTTATATACCAAATGCTACTGTGACTTTATTAACCACAGATAAAGCTTACTTGCTACCACAACAAGCACAATGTTTCATACAAACATTAGCTAGTATAGATGGACATACTGCTACTGTTGATGAGCTATGTGGCGGTGATGTTGCAGGTGAAAGTTTAGTATATAAACATTCTAATTTTAAAACTGTACAAACAGCTGTTAGAGTGTTTAATCATTATAGAGAAAGATTAGTTAAAGAAGGTTTTATAACTGTTAGCTAATTAAATTAACTTACTTATTCATAGTCAAGGGCTAGTCTATACTAGCCCTTTTTTTATGCCTATTATTTACTACCCTATACCCCCCTAGCCTACGCCGCCGTCCGTGCCCTCCGCCGTCCCTTAGTTTCAGCCTCAAAATGCTATCTACTTTACAAATAAGTCCCTAGTGAAAAAATTTTGCAAAAAAATTTTTATGAATTATACTTTTGCTATGTCTTTAGTTATTTAACAGGAGTCATACATGAAAAAATTACTAAATATAGTTGGAGCCGTCGCACCCACACTTGGTACGGCGTTAGGTGGTCCACTTGGTGGTATGGCGTCAGGCGTTATATCTAAAGTTTTAGGTGTTGATAATAATCAACAAGCTATAGAACGTGCAATACAATCCGCTACCCCCGAACAACTATTAGAGATCAAAAAAGCAGAAAAAGAGTTTGAAGTTAAAATGCAAGAACTTCAAGTAGACGTTTTTAAATTAGAAACACAAGATAAACAAGATGCACGGTCCAAGTTTGGTAGAGATTGGACCGCACGTATTATAGGTATAGCTATGATAGGTGGCTTTCTTGGTTATATATTTTTAGTTACAATACAACCACCAGAACAAAACAGTGAAGCACTGATTAATTTAGTGCTCGGTTATTTAGGAGGATTAGCTAGTGCAGTAATAAGTTTTTATTTCGGTGCGTCGCATAAGGATCAAGATACCCATTAGACCGCCGACAAAGAAACTCATTCAACGTTTAAACTACTTTACTTAAATGAGATACGATACAACTGTAACAAAAGAGACCCCTGCGGCAATAGCAGAACCTATAAATTCTCTTAATGAGGGTTTGTTTAATGAATTTGGTGTTCCTTTAGAAAGTCTTGGACCGTTTCAAAGGTTTATTACCGAGCCAGGACTTGTTGGCGATAAAAAGCTTCAACGGGAAACAATAGGCAATATTGCATCTTTTTTGCCTTTTATAGGTCAAAAAGTAGCAGAAGCTAGAGCCGATAAGTTAGGACAATATTTAGGTTCTTTAGACGCATTAGGTGGAACTACTGCTACAAAATTAGCAGTATCGCCTTTTTTAATTGCTAGAAAAGCAAGGTTAGAAAAAACATTAAAAGAAGTAGATACTGATCCAATACTTAAAAATGATCCAACAGCTAAAACTTCTATTAAAAAACAATTAGACGAAACTGAAGCAGAAATTAAAAAACAAAAAGAAACAGATAAACGGTACGAAAAAATAGTAGAAAAATATGCACCTGAACCTAAACGTATAACTGTTGAAGAACGTCAAGCACAGACAAGAAAATTTTTAGAAGATTATAATCTTGATGCTTATGCTAGAAGAGCACGGGAAGGTATAGATAGTACAGGTTTTGATTTTGAAACAGGTTTAGGTAGAGTTTATCACGGTGGACCTGCTGGGATAACTTCATTAAAAACACCTAAATTTGTATTAGATGATATTGATAATTTAAGTAAATCTACAGGCGGTATTTATACAGTAAGTAGTAAATTTGACCCACGTTTAACAATGTTTGGAGCAAATGATAAAACTTTTGAAAGATTAGCAAAGTCTAGACCAAAAGAAAGGGTAGATAGACTTTTAAAAGATTTACCAGAAAAATCTATCTATGTAGGAAAACCTAACTTTAGTAATATTGCAAATACTATGGATTTACCACCAGAAGTTATTGATCGACTAACTGATGTTAGTAAAAATATAGTAGATAAAGGTAATCCATATGATATTGCTTTAAATTCTAGAACTAGAGGAGCTTTAGATTTTATTTTACAAAACCCAGAAAGGGGAGCCCCTGCAATGATTAATAAACCTGTAGGTGATTTATTTAGAGAAGCAGGGTACGACGCCATACGTTTTCCAACTAGAAAACCAAGTGCAGGCGGACAACCTTTAGAAAGCGACACGATACTTTCACTTTACGATGACTTATTAAAAGGTTTTGATGAAATAACGTTAGCAGAATTACTAAAAACTATTGACTAAATTAACAGATTTAAAAAAGATAGATGTATCTCATCTAACTACCCAAGAAGCTAAAGAGTTTACGCTTTTACTAGAAGAATTAACAAAACGTGAACATCAAATAAAAGCTACAAGTACTTTTATGGATTTTGTTAAAGGTATTTGGGCAGAATTTATAAACGGCGACCACCACGTAAAAATGGCAAAAGCTTTTGACGATATTGCGAACGGCAAATTAAAACGTTTAATAATTAATATGCCGCCTAGACATACAAAATCAGAATTTGCATCACATCTGTTTCCTGCCTATTTATTAGGTAAAAACCCAAAACTAAAAATTATCGAGGCGACCCACACCGCAGACCTTGCAATTAATTTTGGTAGAAAAGTTAGGGATTTAATTGATAGCGACGAGTATAAAGACTTGTTTCCTGAAACAGAATTAAAAGCAGATAGTAGAAGTGCGGGAAAATGGTTAACAAATAAAGGTGGCGAATACTACGCTGCAGGTACGGGAGGTGCCTTAGCTGGTAGAGGAGCTGATTTGTTTATTATCGATGACCCGCACTCCGAACAAGACGCTATGTCTGATAAAGCATTAGACGAAGCTTACGAGTGGTTTATGACAGGACCTCGACAAAGATTACAGCCTGGAGGTGCAATAGTAATAG